ATAACAATAGATTATCAAATAATCATATCAAGAACACCCGGCCAAGTAACAATCCAATTTGAAACACTTAGATAAAAATGACAAACGAAGATAAAAATATATCGTATTTAAATAAAGATTTTGGTTCTTTTAAAGCAGATTTGCAACAGTATGCTAAAACCTATTTCCCAACAACATATAATGACTTTACAGAAGCCACCCCAGGTAATATGTTTATTGAAATGGCATCTTATGTTGGTGATGTAATGTCATTTTATTTAGATACTCAAACTCAAGAAAATTTCTTATTATTTGCTAAGGAAAAAGAAAATTTATACGCACAAGCATATGTAATGGGTTATCGCCCTAAAGCATCTTATGCTTCTAATACTACAGTTGATGTATATCAATTAGTTCCTTCTATTACTAATGGAGGTATAACAACACCAGACTATACTACTTATGGAGTAATTATTCCATCAAACACCACTCTTACTTCAACATCAACAGGTACTAAATTTTTAACAACACAACAAATAGATTTTACAGATACAGGAAGTACAGAAATTACTTTTGTAGATTCTAACTATTATTTGTTTAAAAAATCATCCCCTGCTATATCATCAGAAATAAAAGAAACTACAGTTAATGTTGGACAAAATCAAAAATTTGCTACTGCAGTTATTACTGATATTAATATATTACAGATATTAAATGTTACAGGTAGTGGTGGAAATCAATTTTATGAAGTTCCTTATTTAGCTCAAACATCTGTTTTTAAACCATTATCTAACCCTTCGTATAACACCGATCAAGTTCCTTATTTATTGCAATTACAAAATACTCCTAGACGTTTTGTTTCTAGAATTTTATCTGACAATACATTACAGCTAGAATTTGGAGCTGGTCTATCTTCAAATAAATCAGATATTCAGATCATACCAACACCAAGCAATATTCAAGCGGGTAATGTGCCTGGTATTTCATTATTAACAAATAATTATAATGAAGCTGGTACTTTCTTTACTCAAGAGTATGGATTAGTACCTAATGGTGATTTAACAGTAAAATATTTAGTTGGTGGAGGTATTGAATCGAACGTACCTGCTAATGATTTAACTATCATCGACACAACTGGAGTAACATTCCCTGGTGGTGGTGGTGGTTTAAATAATACAGTGTTACAAAGTATAGTATCATCAAATCCAAATCCATCCTCAGGTGGTAGAAATGGAGATACAGTAGATGAAATTAGACAAAATGCCTTATATTCTTATTCAACTCAACTAAGAGCTGTAACTAAAGATGATTATATAGTAAGAGCACTATCAATGCCTTCTCAATATGGTACTGTAGCTAAAGCCTATATTTCTCAAGATTTAAATCAAAGTCCACAACAAACAGTAGCTACTTTACAACAAAATAATCCTTTAGCTTTAGATTTATATATTTTATCTTATAATAGTAGTAAACAGTTAACAGCAGCAACAAACACATTAAAAGAAAATATAGTTTCTAATTTTGATGGATTTGAATATTATTTATATTTTGAAAGTGGATCTGCAATAACACCAACAACATACGGTATTGCACCATATCCAAAATCAACTTCTACTTTACCTTATACTTTATATCCAACAGCATCCACACAAGCTTCTACTTGGTTAGCAGCTGCTACATCTAGTGCTTCTTATTATGATGATAATAACCAAAATTATTTAATAAATACCCTCCCATCATTTATTAAAGATGATGAAGATAACGATGCTTACTTTACGTTTATTGATATGGTTGGTCATTATTTTGACAACATTTGGATTTTCTTACAAGCAGTAACTGATATTAATCTAGCCAATAATAACCTAGAAAAAGGTATTTCTAAAGATTTAGTATATCATGTGTTAGAATCATTAGGAACTAAATTATATAACCAATACGGCGATTCAGACAATACTACTTTCTTAATTGGACAAAGTGGTAGTGCTATTTTTGATAATAATTTTACTTATACTGGTTCTTATTTAAACACAATACCACGTAAAGATTTACTTGCTGAATCTTATAAAAGAATTTATCATAACTTACCTTTATTATTAAAAACAAAGGGTACAGCTTATGGTTTACAAACATTAATATCTACATTTGGTATTACTGGTAGTGCATTACAAGTTAAAGAATATGGTGGTGATATTAGATCAAAAACATTAGATGAATTTAATAATGATAAGATTAGAATTGTATCTAATAACATAACAGGTAGTGTTTTATCTCCACATATTAGCTTACAATTACAACCAACTGCATCTCCATCATTTAGAACAAACGATTTACATTACGTAGATATATCATTTTCACCACAAGATAAAATTGATATTTTCACTTCAGCTTCTATCACAGCTACTAATCCTACTTGGAGCATGGATGATTTTATTGGTGATCCTAGATATCAATACAATAATTCATATCCAACATTAGAAGCTGAACGCACTAAATACTTATCACCCTTATCAGCATCTATAGTATCATACTCTGGCTCTTCAGCTAGTGGATCAATTGGTGCTACTGACTATAATAGTTTTATTCGTTTAATTCAGTTTTTTGATAATTCATTATTTAAAATGCTGAAAGATTATGTTCCTGCAAGAACAAGTTTATCAACAGGTATTACTATTAGCTCTCCTATTTTAGAGAGAAATAAATGGGTTTTTGCAAATCCATCTTCTACCTCTGAAATTGAGGTAGAGGATGGTACTATTAATGGTCCTTCCATTCAAACAGAATATACTGATTTGTATCAAGATATTAACTACAATAATAAAGTAGCTTATTATGATGGTACTTTAACAGGAAGTTATATAAACGTATATTCTTATTTTGAAAGTTCAAGTGTAAATCCTTATTTATTTGATACTGCTTCTTGGAATGCTCAACATAGTGTAACTGAAAGTGCTAATTATTATAAATTTTTACATTCAGATTTTAATGTATTACTAAATAATGTTTCTCAAAGCTTATTATCTCGCATTAGACAAGATATACAATTTATTCCTGGTACGACTCAAAGTATATTATCACCAGCTGAACTACAAGATTCATATGAGTCTTTAAGAACACATCAGTTATCAAGATATGAAGGTATAAAATTATCTAGTTTAAAATATAATACATATACTAGCGCTTCATCTGATTATGAAGGTGATATTTCGTTTGGTAAAACAGCAGTTATTGATCATAATGTATCTAAATTAGGTATATTTTCTGAAGTTGTTGCTAATAGATTCTTACCAAAACGCAATAACGCTATATTAAAATATTTAGTAAACAGCGCAGGTGAATTAACTGAACTTAACCTTCGTAATAAACATTGGGAAGAAATTCAAAATACATTTATAGCAGGCGAAACTGGTAGTATATCACAATTTAATAGTCAATTATACAGTAACCAAAAAACTACTGAGGGTGAAAAAATAATATTCAACAGTGGATATAGCTATTCTCCTATTTTATATTTTCCTTCTTGTAGTGGTACTAATATATCATTCCAAAACCAAGGAAATGCATCAGCATATTTAGCTACAGCTCAAAACTTAAGTTCATCTTACTTTGTAAGTGGTAGCTCACCTTTAGGATTTCCTGTTAGTGGAGGTATTGGTGGTGCTATTAATAATATATTTAATGTTCCTACAGAAACATATACCTACTTTACCCCAGGTAACTTTAATTCTCCGTGTACATATTCTGTTCAAGAAACAGGACAATATAGAGTATATGCTAACATGTCGATGAATATTACTATGGCTTCTAGTCAAAGTGCTACTTGGAGTTTAGAGATGTATAGTGGATCTACTTTAATAGACAGTAATACTGTAGCAACTTATTTTGGTGATGTATCTGTAGATTGTTATAATTGGACTATCACAAATGAAGGTGATGATAACTTATTCTATCAATATGTAAGATGTACTACTGGAACTCTAACAGGTAGAATAAAATTGCCTTTAGGAGGTAGCGTAACTGTTTGTGCAAGGTATGAACCTACTATTTTAGAAGGAACCGGAACCATCATCCCCGCTGGTACTTGTGGAACATACAGTGAACCTGGTACTTTAGATCAAGTATTAACTTTTACTATTGATAGAGGGTATAATAACACTAGTTATCATTCTGCTATATTAAATGATAAAATACATTTCCGTTTAAAATTAGTAAATATTACAGCTCCATACATTGCTAGTTTAAATAATGGTTTATTATCTATAGGTTCATTAGCATTAAGTACAGGATATTCGGTTGTTAGTTGTTCCCCTACAGGATATATAGCAAGTGCTGATACGGCATCTATAACTTTTAGTAATGCTGTATCTAGTTTCTATAATAACAATTATTTATTTGTACCTAACCCACTATCCGGTTCAATAAACGCCTTATATGATACTTATGGAGATGTAGATTATACATTTGATCCAAAACCAAACGATATTCTTGTTGTTCATTTAACAGATAATAGCATTTTGGAGTATATAATTACAACAGTTTCATTAAGTAATACTACTGGAAAATTAACATTAAACCTAAATACACCTTTATCTACAGCTGCAAAAATTCAATTACCAAATTCCTCTTATAGTAAATTTTTACTATTATCAAGACGCCCAGACGAAACTAACGTAATATTAAACTTTACAAAACGTGATGGTAAAACATCATATGGTTTCTTAATACCTGAAACTATTAGTAGTGCTGTATTAGCAAACATTGATACAATCACTAAAGAAGTGAAACAAAAATTATTAAACGATCAACCAATCATTAATGATGTTAATGGTGGAACCTTTGGACCTTAACGGTTTATTTGGATAACATCTAGAATTTTATTATATTTATTAGTATATACAACATAAAGAACTATGGCAATTTTAAATCCTACGACAGTAACAGTAGATGCAATATTAACCACGAAGGGCCGCGAATTATTGGCTCGCAACGATGGTTCATTTCAAATTACTCAATTCGCATTAGCTGATGATGAAATTGATTATACTTTGTATAATCCAACACATCCATCAGGATCTGCATTCTATGGTGAAGCAATTGAAAACACTCCTGTGTTAGAAGCTTTCCCTAACGAATCACAAATTATGCGTTACAAATTAGTAACTTTACCTCGTGGTACATCTAAATTACCAGTTATTAATCTTGGATATAATACAATTATATTACGTCAAGGTGCTTCATTAACAATTACTCCACAAACCTTAAATTACTTAGGTTCTACAAGTACATTTGAAGCAAATGGCTACACAGCTACAATTGCAGATTCTCGTTTAGTATCTTCATTCAGTGGAACTGGTATTACAACTACAACTCCTCCTGCAGGATTAAATACAACTACAGGAACTGTATTATCAGTAACTCAAATTGGTACTTCATTCACATTAACAGGTACAACAATTAATACATTATTTGGTTCTACTTTAACATCATTAGTAACTACAATTACAGTAATTGGTAGAGATAGTGGTGCAAGAGTTACTATTCCTCTTAATATTCAAAAAGTATCAACAATCTAATTTAACATATGTCATTCTCAAGATATAACACCGAAGATTCAGTAATCAGTTCAGAAACCGTAGTACGTGGTTTGTGGAGTGGAGATACAAATACTTTAACTCAATTTTTTACTTCTAGTAGTCCTACTGAATATTATGTTGATGTATATAATATTGATCCATCATCAACATCTGCCGCAGTGCAATTTTCAATCCAATATGGTAACATAAATGGATCCGGATCTAATCTGATTAATACAAATGTACCAAACGGAGGTTATACTCCATCACGTGTGGTATATGGTGAATATAGAAATTTAGTTTTTGGAACTGAAACACAAAACTTCAGCTTCGATAACGGTACAACAACAGCAAATGACATATTTGTAATTAACGTTGCTCGTAATCGTTATAAAGAATCTTTATTACCTGGTTCATTCAATTTATGTTTAGCTAGTGGAAGTAATGTTATTAAATTAACAGATGACAGCAACACAACTTCATTAACTCGTTTTATTGGTGAAAATAAAGTATTTTATATTATCAGTGGTAGTAATGGTAGTGCTTATACTTCAGCAGCATCCTCTTCTTATTATGGAATGATGTTCCCTGATTTAGATATTATTGTATTAAATGCAACTGCTTCTTCAGTAGTAAGTTTAAGAAACTTTTTTGCACCTTTAACTACAGCTACATCTTCTATCTCAGCTACTAATTATAACCAACTAAAATTATATAATTCTATAGTATCAGGTTCTAATTCAACAAGTGGTAGTTTTCAATTACAATCTTCTGAAACAGTATCTTCAAGATATTTCTTTACAAGAGTAAAAAATAGTGACTTTAACTATACAACAAATCCATCTATTATAGATGAGAATGGTAATTTATTATATACAACCTTAATTAACAACCCACAAACATACGTTACAACAGTAGGTATGTATAACGACAATAACGAATTGTTAGCAGTTGCTAAATTAAGTAAGCCTTTAACAAAAGACTTTACTAAAGAAGCTTTAATTAGAATCAAATTAGACTATTAATGCATGTCTTCATTCAAAAAGTTAAGCAAATCGGACGTTACAGTAGTATCTAACCATGCTAATAAGCAGTGGATACTACCCTATTGTCCATACCCAACTTCTTCTGAATACATAACTATTTATAAAGGCACAAATTTCTCAAGTAGCTTTTCTTTAGACGATGATCTTGTTACTGAAGGTCAATATGAAAGATTAATCTATAGTCAAATTAATCAGTTATTTTACCAATCATATACTGAACCTCTAGATACTAGTTCGTTAATGTTTACACTTAACAACTACGAATCAGCATCACAACAACGCCCTACCTCATCCTATTTCATTTATAATAATAGTGATAATTTAATTCAAACTTTCCCTACTGGGTTTGATAATAGTGGTAGTATTCGTGTAATAGCTATCAATCAAGATATTTACGGAAATAAAGTATTACCAAACCACTTTATTTTATCTTCATCTGCTTATTATGTGGTGGATGATGGATTTGGTAATTTATATAACCTAAGTGCATCATCAGCTGGTGCCTACATTTCAGGTGGTTACTTTAACCCAGATGAATATTTTGTTTCTTTAGATATAAATGCAACAGATGTTATTAAAACTCATGTTGGAAACATTTATTATGCTCATGGTTTAGGTATTATTACCAATCCAGATTATCAAACAATGTTTCCTTTACCTCCTATTGCTAAAAACGATAGTGGGTCTTTCCTAACAACAGACACTAAAGTTATTTCAGCATCGCTAAACGACTATGCTAGAAGCGGAACTTTAGATACGGGCTCACTTATACTATCAGGTAGTACTACAGGTGCAGGTTATTCTTGGGCTACAGGAAGTAATGGTACTGTTGTATTAACAACAACGGTTCCTGGTACTTATACTGTATATTATACTATAGGTGCTAATATTGCTGGAAGTTGTGCTGTTCAATTAAGAAGTAATAAGGCTAGAGTTACAGCTATTGTAACTGAACCTACTACTACCACAACTACTAGTACTACAACCACTACAACTACAACATCACCAACAACTAGTACAACTACTACAACAACAACTGTACCATCTACTACAACAACAACTACTACTAGTACTACTACAACAACTACTACGGCACCACCAACTACTACTAGTACAACGACAACAACAACTACGGCACCACCAACTACAACTACTACAACTACAACTAGTACAACAACCACAACAACAACAGCTAATCCATCAGGTAGTTTATTCTTTGATGCATCATCAGGTGTTGGTGGTTATAGTGTTACAGCAATTGATGTAAATGGAGTAACACCTACATTAACAAGTGGAACTGATGTTCCTTTTAATAATGATGGGCATGGTTATAATACTAACCAAATAGGTACTAATGAAACTTTAAATATAACAATAGGTGGATTTACATTAAATGGATGTGTAAGTGTAACAGACAGTAATTTAAATACTTACACTCAAAATATTGGAAATAATGGAACTAAAACCTTTACTGGATTAGTAATAAACAATATAACAACAGTTCAGGTTGCACTTACTGATGGATCATGTTAATAAAGAGTTTGGTACTATAAACTAAAATACTTATATTAGGTTATGAAAAATTTACGTTATATTTGCGTTCAACCTCGCATATTGTATTATGCATGGCAGGTTGAAGTAATGATTAATAACTTCATTAAACATGGAATCAACCCAAACAACATAGATATTCTTGTTGCTTGGAATCCTAATGATAAAACATCAGAACCAGAAAATATAGAAGCATGGAATAAATTAGCTTCACATTATAGTTCGGTTCGTTTCTTCTTTTATCAAGATACTAGAGAACAACCTATATACTATATTTCATCTGTACGTCCCAATATACTAAAACAGCACTTTAAAGCGCATCCTGAACTGGAATCTGAGGCTATATTCTATCATGATTGTGATATTGTATTTACTCATAAGCCTGATTTTAATGCGTTTTTAAGCGATAAAATTTGGTATTTAAGTAATACAAATTCATACATTAATTATGATTACATCATATCTAAAGGATTAGATGTATATGATAAAATGTGTGAAATTACTAAAATGAACCCATTAATTCCACAATTAATGAACTCAAATTCAGGTGGTGCTCAATATCTAATGAAAAATGTTGATTGGGCATTCTGGGAATTTGTTGAACGCGATAGTGAAAAATTATTTAAAGAAATAACTGAACTAAATAATATCAAAAAAATAAATGATCCTAAATACCATGAACTCCAGATTTGGTGTGCTGATATGTGGGCTGTTCTTTGGAATGGATGGATGTTAGGAAACGAAACTAAAGTAGTGCCTGAAATGGATTTTAGTTGGGCTACTGATCCTATTAGTAGATGGGATGAAACATTAATTTACCACAATGCAGGTGCAACTTGTGGGTGTGGAGGATTATTTTATAAAGCACTATATATGGATGTATTACCATATAATATTGAAATAGAAAAGTTTAGTAAAGAAAAAAATTGTTATAACTACGTTTTAGAAATAAAAGAAACATCCCAAAAATCATGCTTACTAAAATAGTACACTCCGAAAATCCCCTTGAACATTGGTCTGATATTCAATCACCAGAAAATAAAGTCGTTTTAGATTTAGGGTGTGGTTGGTTATTTCAACCTCATGAATCAACTCCCGAATATCTTATAAATAGAGGTGCTAGTAAAGTTATAGGAGTAGACGTTTCCTGTGGTGAAATTGAACAATTAAAAGAAAAATACCCTCAACATACTTTTGTTTGTAAAGCTATTACAAGTGTAGAAGATCTTTTAGAGTTAATACATGAATATCAACCTTCACTTATTAAAATGGATATTGAAGGCCATGAATCCCACATGCAATATATAACACCAGAGCAATTTTCTTGTGTAGAAGAAGTTGCAATAGAATATCATAATCCTGAATGTAAAAGAATATTAACAGAAAAACTAGAAGATTTTGGTTTTGAAATATTTGCACTAAATCAATTTGGTTGGTTTTGTACCGATATTAATCAGATGGGTATAATGCATGCTAAAAGAAAATAAAATGAATGTTATAAAAGCTACGTATGGAGGAACTGATTGTACTCAACAAATTCAATCACGAATAAATGGAGATAAGCTTATAATTCGCTCTAATAATGATATTATAGGAGATACCCAACCAGGGATTGTAAAATATCTAGAAATAGAAATAGAACACAATGACATAATTTCTAACTATAAAATTCAAGAACATAATCTATTTGTATTCCCAGAATCAAAAAACAATAAATTAGGAATATTTTATTCTAATAACAATACTCCCTCAATTTATCCTGCAATTCAAGCTTCTTTAAAATCAATTCAAAAAGCAGCTGAAGGTAAAGCAGATATTTTAACTTGTATGTGGCAACGCGAACCACAAAATCCATTTCCCGAATTTATAGCATGGACTCATACCTCTAGTCACTTAAATCAGTTACTGCAAGTAATGCAGTTGCTTTACCAAGCAAAAGAAATAAATAACTATGAATATGTTTCTTTTTTAGAACATGATGTATTATACCCAGAAGGTTATTTTGATTTCCCTGATTTTGAAGAAGGAACAGTAATAACTAACATGAATTATATGGGAATAAATGCTGATGGTTTTCAACCACTAGGGCAACGTGATGAACCTTTTCATCAAATGACTATGAGGTTTGATGAAGCTATTAGACATTGTGAATCTATACTTGCAAATGCTTTAGTTAGAAATAGTGGATTGATTGAACCTCAAAACATTATACGCAAACAATGGAATTGTATTAATCCTTCAATCCATATAAACCACGGCAAACATTTTACATCTCACTTTAATGTATATACAAAAAATATATTTACCCACCATGAATATTGGGGTGAACATAAAAGTGTTTGGCCATTTTAAATATTTATAACCATGCCATCAGTAGTACACACAGGATCATTCACATTATCATTCAAAAATGAACATACCATCTACGAAAACGAAATTCGTTGTTTGGTAATGGAAAGTGATTACAACTTATCATACAACCCATCATTGGTGTCAGGTAGCTATACAAGTGGATCTTTAAAGAATTTTGCTACTGGCTCAGACTTTTATACCTATGCTACAACATTAGGATTATATGATGACGATAACCAACTATTAGCTGTTGCTAAATTTGGTAAACCAATTATGATGTCACCGGACACAGACATGACGTTTGTAGTCAAATACGACGCATAAAATAAAATTTTAGTTATGATACAACTTCCAAATCCTTTATATGTTGAGGATTTAATAAACACTCCTGAATTTGATATTACTGAATATTATGGTTATGTGTATTTAACAATGCATATAAAATCAAATCGTAGCTATATTGGTAAAAAAGCATTTCAACATACTACTACTAAAAAGTTAGGTAAAAAAGAATTAGCAGAAATTCCAGTTACCAGAGGTAAACGCCCAACTAAAAAGACAGTAGTTAAAGAAAGTGATTGGAAATCATATTATGGTTCCAATACTGAAGTAAAGTCATTACCTAAAGACGAATTAACACGAATGGTGTTACGTTTATGCAAAACAAAAAAAGAACTAACATACTACGAAACAAAATATCTATTTGACTATAACGTGTTGGAAAACGACACTTATATGAACGATAACATACTAGGTAAATTCTATCGAAAAGACTTGTTATAGGCAAAATAAAGTCGTACATTTGAGGTTATGGATAATACAGCTTTACTATTTCTAACTGAATCGGTACTAGGCAAGGGACAAGCTACAAGTAAAGGCAACTATGCTTTTAAATGTCCATTCTGTACCCATCACAAAAATAAGATGGAAATTAGTCTACGCACAACAGAAAAGAAAGAAAATTTCTGGCATTGTTGGGTGTGTGGAGCTAAAGGTAAAACATTACTATCATTATTTAAGAAAATTAAAGCACCATCATCTAAGATAGCTGAATTAAATATTTTAGTAGTACCAAATAAGAAAGATAAAACCACTGAACAAGGCGCTGCTGAACTACCTAAAGAATTTATTTCATTAACGACATGCGTTGAAGATAAAATAGCACAAATCGAAGCAAAACATGCTTTGAAATTTTTAAAAAATAGAGGTATTACTACAGACGACATTATAAAATACAATATTGGTTTTTGCAAAGAAGGACCTTATGCTGAACGAGTTATTATACCATCATATGATAATTTAGGCAAATTAAATTACTTTATAGCCAGAGCCTATAAAGATTCAGATCGAAAATATAAAAACCCTCCAATTGCAGCTAAAGAAGCTATTGGATTTGAATTATATATAAATTGGGATGCTCCAATCATACTTGTTGAGGGTATGTTTGATGCATTAACTATCAAACGTAACGTTATTCCGTTGTTTGGTAAGGTATTACACGATAAACTAATGAAGAAACTAGTTGAATCTTCCGTTAATCGCATTTATATTGCTTTAGATAATGATGCTAGAAAGGATGCTTTAAAACAAGCAGAAAAACTTATGTCATATGGTAAAGAAGTATACTTAGTAGAGATGGAAGGTAAAGACGCTAATGAAATTGGTTTTGAACAATTTCTTAACACGATTGAGCAAACAAATCCTCTTAATTTAAAGAGTTTGCTTGAAAAAAAATTACAATTAATATGATCGAAAAAAATGTAAACATTATCAAAGACCCTAAAATCAAACGTATTGTTGAATACGCTGAAGGGGACAAACAAGTTAATGTTTTAGACAGTAGATTTTACAGACGAGAAGGTAATTATTATCCTTCAGTAACGTCAGTTTTAAATTATTTTCCTAAAAATCAATTTTTCCATTCTTGGTTAAAAGATGTAGGACATAACAGCGATATTATTGCTAATAAAGCAGCAGGCGAAGGTACGCAAGTACACCACGCTGTAGATGCTTTCTTAAACGGACAAGAAATTACTTGGATTGATGAGTATGGAAATGCAAAATACAATTTAGATGTTTGGAGAATGATTTTACGCTTTGCTGATTTCTGGAACACACACAAACCAGAATTGATTGCAACTGAATATCATTTATTTTCAGATGAGCACAAATACGCAGGTACTGCGGATTTAGTTGTTAGATTGTTTGATAACATATGGTTACTAGATCTTAAGACATCGAACAGTTTACATACGTCTTATGATTTACAACTAGCCGCTTACGCTCAAGCATGGAATGAAACACACGATGAGAAAGTAACTCACACAGGTATTTTATGGGTTAAAGCTAATACTCGTGGTGAAGGTAAAGGTGGTAAAATTCAAGGTAAAGGATGGGAATTAAAATTCGTAAACGATATTGAGAAGAACTTTAAAATGTTTAAAAATATATACGAAATATATACTTTAGAAAATCCTGATTTTAAACCGATGACTGAATTATTACCAACGTCTGTTAAAATATCTTAAGAATATTTATTTGTGTGGAAAATAATCAATTTACAATAGTCATTCCTTGCAAAAATGAAGATATAAACATATATGATTGTTTAGCGTTTATTTGCAAACAAAAAGGAATAGGAAAAACTAGAGTTATCATTGCTGATAGTTCTGATGATGAAAAATCATTATATTGGTTATATAAAGCTAAATTAGATTTCAGACATTTTCTTAATATAGAAATTATTAAAGGGGGGTATCCAGCTAAAGCGCGTCTTAATGGCTCGAAATTAGTTGATACCCCCTATATATTGTTTTTAGATGCTGATATAATGCTATTAAATAATAAGTTATTTTATAATATACTTAGTTTTAATTTAGATTTATTAACAGTACCTTTCCAAACTGAAAAAGGCTGGAATTGGGTATTTCGTATATTTGATATATTTCAAAACTTAAGTGTAAAATTAGGTACACCATTCGCCGTAGGTGGTTTTCAATATTGGAATACTCAAAAATATTGGGAATTAGGTGGTTACAAAGAAGATGAACTATTTGCTGAAGATTACTCTTTATCATCTAAGGTAAAACCTAAGAAATTTTGGATACACGAATCGAATGGAGTATTCACATCAGCAAGACGCTTTAAGAAAAAAGGTATTGGTTATATGTTTTGGATTATGATTAAAAGTTATATTAACCGAAACAATCCAGAATTTTTTAAACACCACCACAACTATTGGAAATGAGATATCAAGCCGTTGTAGTATCAGATCTACATTTAGGTACTAAAGACTCCAAAGCAGAAGAATTTATTGAATTTTTAGAAGAACATCCTACTGATCTTCTAATATTAAATGGTGATATTATAGATGGGTGGGCTTTAAATAGAGGAGCTAAATGGAAAAAACAACATACAAAGGTTATTTCTAAATTGTTACAATTATCTAATAAAACACAAATAATCTGGATAAGAGGAAACCATGACGAATTTATACAAGATTTTATCGGTACGCACCTGGGCCGAATTGAAATTAAAGAAGATTATAGACTTACTATACAACGTTGGGTGGAGGGTGATATTTTTAGGAATGAGAGCTATTATATAT